GACATAGACGGCATCGTGGAAAAACTGGTGGAAAAGGTCTACGAAGGCGTAAGCATTGCAGCAGAAGGGAGATAGCGGTCATGTATGCGGTATATCTAAATGGTGTGCAGTTTCCGGTCGCGCCCAAAGCGATCAAGACAAAGATCAAAAATAAGAATGAGACCATCATCCTGATCAACGAGGGCGAGATCAACCAGCTGAAAACAGCGGGATTGACAGAGTTGTCGTTAGAATTGATGCTGCCGCAGCTAACCAGCTATCCCTTCACGGTTTATCCAGATGGTTTTCAGCCAGCCTCCTATTACTTGGGTGTATTGGAAAGCCTGAAAACAGGGAAAGAGCCCTTTCAGTTTATTGTGTCTCGTACATACGGCAGAACTACACTGTTTGACACCAATCTGACCGTGTCGTTAGAGGATTACACCATCAAGGAAGATAAGAGTGACGGGCCGGATATCATGGTGGAGATCAATCTGAAGCAGTTTCGGGACGGCAACACAAAGGTGCTGACCACCAAAACAGCGGCGGACGGCACCAAAACGGCCACCGTGGAAAGCGTCAGGGCTACCACTGGTAAAGTAAAGGAAAGCAGCTATACGGTGAAAAACGGCGATACGTTGTCCTACATCGCCAGAAAGTATCTGCAGGATTCAGGGCGCTATGGTGAGCTGTACCAATTAAACAAAGAAGTGATCGAGGCTGCCGCCAAAAAGCAGGGGCAGGACAGCTCTAGAGGCGGAAGCAAGCTCTATCCGGGGACAGTGCTGCAGCTGCCGTAAAAATGGGAAAGGAGGCCGGGCGAATGCCGGAGGTAAAACTATATATCCAAAACAAGGGCGTGATCTATGAGCCGCGCGTGGAAGAAGGCATTGTTTGGGTGACGGAGCGCAAAGGGGTGCCCGGCAAGCTGACCTTCTCGGTTCTCAAAGAGGGTGCGCTGAATTTTCAGGAAGGCAATCCGGTTCGGGCAGAACTGGATGGAACCGCCTTTTTTTATGGCTTTGTGTTTACCAAAAAGCGCAGCAAGGGCAAGCTGATCCAGGTGACCGCCTATGACCAACTGCGCTATTTCAAAAATAAGGACACTTACGTGTACAAAAATAAGACGGCAGCGGAGCTATTGCAGATGATTGCCGGGGACTTTAACCTGAAGTGCGGCATCATCGAGGATACCGGGCATAAAATCCCAAAGCGCATCGAGGATGAGAAAACATTGTTTGACATCCTCCAATATGCGCTGGATGAGACCTTAAAAGTAAAGCGACGGCTCTATGCCCTATATGATAACGTGGGCAAGCTCTGTCTGCAGGATATCGAAAGTATGAAGGTGGATCACTTGCTCCACGCCGATGCGGCAGAGGATTTTGAATACACCTCCAGCATCGACGAAAGCACCTACAACAAAGTGAAACTGCTCTATGAGGATGAGGAGGCCGGAAAGCGGGAGATCTATATCGTGCAGGACGGCAGCAAGATCAATGACTGGGGTGTGCTGCAGTACCTGGAAACGGTGACGGATAAGGCGGGCGCGGCCAGCAAGGCAGATGCCCTGCTCAAATTGTATGACCGGAAGACGAGACACTTGAGAGTAACGGGTTGCTTTGGAGATATCCGGCTACATGCCGGTGTGTCGGTGCCGGTTATGCTGTCGCTGGGGGATATTGTGGCCAACACCTATATGATCTGCGAGACGGTCAAGCACCAGTTTACAAACGACGTACATACCATGGATATTATTTTGATCGGAGGCGATTTTGTTGCCTAATGCAATCCCAAGGGATCTGCTTTCCGCGATCAAACAAATTGCTGTGAATGCGATTATGGAGGGCAAGCCGGTGGATATCCAATATGGCACTGTGGAAAGCGCGGAACCGCTGGCCATCCGGACAAATCAAAAGCTGCTTTTAGAGGCAGAGGATTTGGTGCTATCCAATATGGTGCAGGACCATACTGTGGATATGACGGTAAGCCACCAGACGGAAGAAATAGAGCTGATCGAAAATCTGTCTACCGATTATAAAAAACACCGGCATGCCTATAAGGGCAAGAAGAAGATTACCTTGCATTATGGGCTGAAGGTCGGGGAAAAGGTCCTGCTTTTAAGAGAGCAGGGCGGCCAGAAGTTTCTGGTCGTAGACAGGGTGTCCGAACTGGGCGCGGAGGGAGAGTGGTTATAGTGCTGCCAACAGAAGACACAGAACTAATAGAAGAGTTTAAGATCGTGACCCAGCCGGGGCTTACCTGGCCGATGGATCTGGAACAGAGCCGTATGAAATCCGGGAAAGTGGACGGACTGGAGGCAGTAGAGCAGGCCGTCTATAAAATTCTCGCCACAGAGCGCTACCAATATCCGATCTACAGCTGGAATTATGGCGTGGAGCTCATGGACTTATATGGCAAGCCTTTGAGTTATGTGCGACCGGAGGCGGAGCGCAGGATCAGAGAGGCGCTGCTGCAGGATGACCGCATCACGGCGGTGGATAACTTCATGTTTGAAAACGGCGATAAAAACAGCCTGCTGGCGACTTTTACCGTACATACAATTTATGGCGAGCTGGAGGCGGGAAAGGCGGTGAGAGTATGAGCGTACCAAGTTATGAAAGTATCTTGCAAGCTGCTTTAAACAGGGTTCCAGACAACTTGGATAAGCGGGAGGGCTCTGTGATCTATGATGCTTTGGCACCTGCTGCCTTTGTGCTGCATGAGCAATATGTAGAGCTGGAGCGCAAATTGTTGGAGGGCTTTGCCGGGACCTGCAGCCGGGAATATTTGATTTTGCGGGCCCAAGAGATCGGCCTGGCTCCGCCTTATGCGGCCAGCGCCAGCGTAGTGGAGGCAGTGATGACGCCAGTTTCCGCAGAGGTGCCGATTGGGACAAGGTTTAATTGCGATAAGTTGAATTTTTTTGTGACGGAAAAAACAGGCGCTGGCGTGTATCAGCTTCAGTGCGAAACAACCGGCGCTGCCGGAAACTTATCCTCTGGCGCTCTGTTGCCCATCGACTACGTAGACGGCCTGCAAAGCGCAGCGATCCGCAAAATCGCAATCTATGGAGAAGAGGAACAAGACACAGAAGAGTATCGTGCAAATTATTTTATGCAGGTAAAAAATGAAGCGCGAGACGGAAATGTCAAGCAATATGAGCTGTGGACAACAAGCTATCCCGGAATTGGACATTTTAAGGTAATCCCGCTCTGGAACGGAAAAAATACGGTAAAAATATCAATTTTGGACAGTGAAAACAATCCGGCCAGCGACGTGCTGTTGAAGGAGTATCAGGACTATTTGGACCCAGGCAGCACAGGGCTTGGCAACGGAAAAGCGCCCATCGGAGCCATCGTGACTGTGTCCACGGCAACAGAAAAAGCGATCAATTTATCCGGGAAGCTGACGCTGCGGGCGGGGTATACGGAACCGGAAGGACTGGAATCCCTGATTCGGGACTACCTGCACGATCTGGCGTACACAAAAAGTGTTGTGCCCTACATGTCCATCGGTGCGCTCATCTTAAGTAGCCCTGCTGTAGAGCGTCTATCTGAGTTAAAGGTAAACGGCGGTACTCAGGACATTGCACTTTTAGATGAGGAAATTGCGGTCTTTGGGACGGGAAACTGGGTGATACAATGAGGGACTTGATGCAGGAGCTGCCTCAGTACTGGCAGGAGATCCCGGAAATGCTTGCAATTCAAAGGGCGCTATCGGCGGAACTCTTAACTATAGAGGGCGGGCTTGATGGCGTGATCTGGGATACATTTTTAGATACGGCCTCGGAGGAACGTATCGGCCAGTGGGAAAAATGGCTGACAATCGTGCCGGTGGGAAATCTGGAGCAGCGCAGACTCTATTTAAAGTCTGTCATTCGCGGGTTTGGGAAACTCAACGAGGAAAAAATAAAGGCAATCGTTGATACACTGACCGGGAGCACGACAGATGTCAGGCTAGAAGACGGAGCGATCCTTCTGGGGATCGTTCAGCCGGTCCACATGGGAGAGGCGATCCTATCCGATATCGAGCGTGCGCTGAAGCCAAGGTTACCGGCCCATCTGGGGCTTGCCACCGAATTGAATTATACATGCCGATTTGGGCGTTTGTACGCAGGAATTGCATACCAGTTGGGAAAGATGGTCCACTACCGCACCGATACTGTTACAACAGATTTTGTGGGCTTATCGGATGAAAATGGAATACAGCTAATTGACAATGAATATGGCTTTCTAATAGATGAGGAGGGTTAAAATGAGTGAGATCGCGCTGACAAAAAGAGGCTTGTATGCGCTCCTAAAAACACTGGCAGGAGATGCGGCGATTCAGTTTAAGCAGGTGCAGATCGGCAATGGTAAAGATGCGGGAGCAGATGCGCGAGCGCTCAGCAATCCACTGCTAAATATTGCGCTGGAGCAAGCAACCATCGTGGACGATTTTGTGAAGTTGGAAATCAAGTTTAACAATTCGACCGTCAACAATCCTTTTACAGCCAATGAGATCGGGATTCTGATCGACGATCCAGATCGGCCTGGATCGTTATTGCTTTATGCATACGGCCATTTTAAGGATTCGGAGGCAGATTATATTCCGAGTGGTACGGCGCGACCGATTGAAACCACGATGAGCTTTTTGGTGTATATTGGAGCGGCGCAAAATGTGTCCGCTACCTTAAGCCAGAGTTTGGTCTATGCCTCCAAGCAGGATCTGGAAGATCACATCCGTGCAAAAAATCCACACGGGACAACAAAAACAGAAATTGGCTTGGGAAATGTGGAGAACGTTGGCGTAAACGATATGACGCCGACCTATACGGTCGCCACAAATTTGGCGGAGCTGAAAAGCAGCGAAAAAATGTCCGCTGCTTTTGGCAAGCTGGCAAAGGCGGTCAAAGATTTGATCGCCCATCTTGCTGATCAAGTGGTGCATGTCACATCAGAAGAACGCGCAGCTTGGAACGGAAAGGCAAACGGCAGCCATAAACATAGCACGACGGATATTACCTCCGGCACCTTGGGGATTATTCGCGGCGGAACAGGCGGGGCAACTCCAGAGAAAGCCAGAGAGGCATTGGGCATCACATTGCCTAATCTCGGGGCCGCAGCTGCAAACCATAATCACAATGCCAGTAATATAACCGCTGGCGTTTTGCCCATAGAGCGCGGCGGCACAGGCGTATCTTCGCTGACAGGATCAGATTTCTCTACATCCAGGGTACGGGGGATCTCTTTTGCGTCCAGGGCCCCAGATACAGTACAAAACGGTCATATTGTTTTTGTGTACGCATCATAGGAGGCCAAAGAGATGACAGCTTATATGGGCGTAAACGGGGTGACAAGAGAGCTGCGTGCGATCGATATCGGTAAAGGGTACTATCCCGACCATATTGATACCGTCCTGGCCGGTGTAAATGGCGTATGGCGCAAAGCTATGACGCTCCATGACATTGTGGATCACGTTGAGCTGGTGATCACATCAAAAGGCAGTAGCATCGGCTACAGTGTGAGCAGTACTGGTTTTACGGCTGAGGGCTACTCTGTTTCAACACAGGAACAAGTTAATGCCAGTGTGCAAATTGTCTTAAAAGATGGCCACAGCATTTTTGAATGGCCATCTGAAGGGAGCTATTTGCTGACGCACTATACCTTTACGATAAACGCGCGGTTATATGTTTACTGTGGCAGCCAAAGTGGAACGCTGAATTATTTCAATGTGTGTGGGAACTTTGATGGTTTTGATTTCAGCGGCAGCTCGGCCGGAAAGACGGAAACCTATACGGTAAAAGGATGGAGTATAGAATTGGGCGCGGAGAGATGTGACGTATCGCTCAATATAAATAGTTTTGCGATTGATGGAATCAGTTACCCAGTCCGGGTTGTAAACAAAATTGCATAGAGGAGATGATAATTTATGAGGATTGTATTGACCAATGGAACAGAGCTTGTGGCAACCGGCATACATGCGCAGCAGGTAACCTATCAGGGAGTATTGAGAGACTGCCTGATCTTTTTATTTGATCCGGAAACGATTAGCATGGATGAGGCCGGTAAACTATTTTGTGCGGATAATTGCTCCACGATAAAAATCGTGGACGAGGAAGGGGAATATTTACACAGCAATTACACCATCCAGCTGGAGATCGGACGCAGCATCAAGGAAATTGCACTGTATGGCACGATGGCAGGATCTGAGCAAGCCGGATTTGACATGAGCAATCGAGTTTATGTCAAGATGGCGCAAAGCACCATGGCAGAGCGGCAGCTGGAACGCCAGCAGGAGGTATTGGACGCACTGCTGATTGCACAATTAGAAGGAGGTGTAATGTAATGTTTGAAACACTGAAACGGCTATACTTGACGGGTAAGCTGTCGCCAGCTGGTTTGCAGAGCGCAGTAAGAAACGGATGGATCACAGCGGCGGAACGGGAAAACATCGTCAATTGGGAGGAACCTAAATGGCAGGAACAGTAAAGCTGACGGAAAAGGGAAGAACGAAAATGAAGGAAACGGCGTCCCTTGTGGTGACGCAGCCAGAACTTGTAGATGGTGCAGAGCGAGAGGCTGTGCGCAGAGTGTCCGTCCAAGACGCCAGAGAGGCGCTTTTTGGCAAGCAAATGGCCGTGATGGAAGCAATGCAGCTGGAAATAGTGGAAGAACTTCGTACGCACCAGCGTCAGCTGCAGTGTGCAAAGGGAGAAAAGGGGATCGCAGTAGTGACTAACAGCCAGGCATATCCCTTTAACAACTCCACAAAAACAGTAGCACTGGCGGAGGAGCGAAAAACATTAGATTATGTGGTAGTAGTTGAGGTGAGCAGGGAAACAGGAGGATTTGCAGGAGAGATCAAAATCACGGACAAGCAGATCAATGGCTTTAAGATAGCCTATACCGGAGGGGCCAGGGAAGTGGAGCTTAGTTACACTGTGATAGGAGGATATTAAGGATGGCATATATTATGATAAAATCTGCCGTGCGGAACCAGCAGGAACGGCAGACCGCCTGTGATTTTGGCGCGAAGGACACCGCCGAACATCGCGAACTGGTGGAATGCATCGCGGCAAAAACGGAAGAAGCATGGAGAAAAATATGTAAGGAGGGACGCCGGTATGAAGGTTGAACATATAAACGCTGGTCCCAAGATAGCGTATACAGCTAGCGAAGACAGCATCACGTTCGGGGAAAGAGACCTAACGATCAATCTGAAAAAGCGCCAGAAGGATGAGGAAAGCATGCTGGATATCTGTGCTGATGCAGATGGCTTTTTGGTAATCGGCGCAGCAACCGGGATGCGGTATGTGGCCCAGATAAAAATTCCGGCAAAGGTTTACACAGGGCCGGAAATAGAAGGAGAAGAACGTATTCTTGAGCCATTTTCGGCGGATCAATGCACATTGTATTTATGGGCCATAGGAGGGGACGCGGAATGAGTATGGATGATTTAAAGCTGGCCACAGAAGCGCTTTCTGGCGGGAAGCGAACAGTATTGTTTGATGATGTTGGATACCCATCTTTCTATAACATCCTGCCAAAAATGACTTACAGTGACCTAGGCATGACGGGTAATGCCGTCCATCCGGCGTTTCTTGTAAATGAGCAGGAAATCGCACAGTTCTATTTTTCAACCTATCAAAATATTATCGTGAACGGAAGAGCCCATAGTTTGCCGCGAAAAGATCCTGCAGTCAGCCAGACACATGACGCATATCGGTTAGCCTGTGAGAAAAAAGGGAAAGGATTTCATTTAGCAAGCAACGCGGAGTGGGCGTTAATCTCCCTTTTCTGTAGAGCCAATGGGACGATCCCACGGGGAAATACTTACTACGGCAGCGATGTGAGTGCGAGATATGAAAAAGGGCAGGCGGCAATATTGGACAATGGAAAGGTTGCGAGAATCTTAACGGGGACAGGTCCTGAGACATGGAACCATGACCATACGGCGCATGGGATTGCTGACATGACCGGTAATGTATGGGAGCGTTTAAGCGGCTTGCGACTGTTAAACGGCGAGATCAACATTATTCCAAATAACAACAGCGCGGCGTCTGTAGATGAGAGCCGCAACAGTGCAAACTGGCGGGCAATCATGCCGGATGGGACACTTGTGGCTCCAGGAACAGCGGGAGCGCTGAAGATAGATGGTAAGACAGCGGGTAGTGCGGAAACTGTGAGCAAACTGGTTGGCGGTGGCCTGGTACTGAATACAGAGGTCCGTTATCCGCAATATACCGGCGGAAACACAGATAACCATTATGGATACTATCAGATAAAATTCCAGGATTTTGCGACGCTAAATAATAGTATTGCAGTGCCGGATCTATTAAAGGCGTTATGTGTATTTCCGATAGATGCAAATCACAACGATGATTACTTATATGTACGAAATTATGGAGAGAGATTACCATTGCGCGGTGGTAACTGGGAATCTTCGTTGGGTGCGGGCTTGTTTTCGCTCTTCTTGAATTTCCATCGATCCATCACTGGGAACCTCACCGGCTTTCGCTCCGCTTTTGTAGATTTATGAGATCAAGTGTTTGTTTGTGATCAGGATAATCTGTTCGCGACGCGGTAGCGGCGCGTCTATGACCGCGTCAGCGGTCGAAAAATTTTCGCCCAAAAACGGGCTACTATGATATAATTGGTGAAAACAATATCAGGGAGCTGGAAAAAATGGGGCCAGAAAATTCGCAAAAACGCTATTACAGCAACATAAAAGATAATCCACGCCATTGTAGTAAGGCATATGAGAAACTGTACCTACAGCAGAAGGTATACGATTTAGGAGCCTACTTATGGCCTGCGTTGGCCAAAATAAACCGGGAACAGCGGTTTATTTTGGTACAAACCACAATGCAAGATTTTAATCGTATACGGGAGTTGATTGTGATCGCCAATAAAAAATATACGAAAAAAACGACATTGCAGGAGCTAGATGTAGCGGTGGCGGCGTTTAAGGCGGATATCAAGTGGCTGCACGAGATGGGAGAGCTCAAGGATAAAAAGTTTGAGATCATCTCAAATTATGCAGCGGAGATCGGCTCTATGGTGGGCGGTTGGATTAAAGCAGAGAAAGAAAATGGCGGTGTTCCAGATGACGGCAGAAGCTATCTTTGCACAAAATGCGGCGCGAAAATCAACGGAAAAATTTATGATTACAGCACAAAAAACTTTGGCAAGCCGCTTTGTTATACTTGCCAAAAGGCAGCGCGTAATATAAAATAAGGGAGGGAATAGTTCAAGATATTGCGCGGTGGTAACTGGGAATCTTCGTTGGGTGCGGGCTTGTTTTCGCTCAATCTGAATAACCATCGGTCCGCCACGAACTGGTACTACGGCTTTCGCTCCGCTCTGCTGCTGCCGCTTGAAGGATCTATGGATCGTCGACAGGCACAGCAGCAAAGGGAACTATTTCCGTCCCAAACGGGGTACAGGTCAAGACATTGCGCGGTGGTAACTGGACGAATGGCCAGAATGCGGGCTTGTTTTCGCTCAACTTGAATAACCATCGATCCAACACTGGGAACAACACCGGCTTTCGCTCCGCTCTGCTGCTGTCGCTTGGAAGATCTATGGATCGTCAACAGACACAGCAGCAAAGGGATCTGTCTCCCTCCCTCTGGGAAAAAACAACATGACAAAAGGCCGCTAGTAGCAATCGCGAACGTCGCCTTTTGTTGCTTTTAGGGTGCGGTATGGCAAAAACAATGAAACGTATATATGACCAGATAGCAAGCATGGAGAATATTGAGCTTGCATATCATAACGCAGTGAAGCACAAACGATATACATTCGGGGCGTTAAAGTTTGCCAACGAATTGCCGGATAGTTTGTTGGCAGTGCAGCGCCGAATTTTGGACGAGGATACCGCTCCAGTCAGTCTGAGATCCCGCTATCTTTACAGGCCAAAAATACGATTGATCTGGGAGCAATCGTTTGAACAATGTGTAATCACTTGGGCGTTTTATCAGGTATTGCAGCCGTTTTTTGTAAAGGGGTATATCACAGACACTTACGCTTGTATAGAAGGACGTGGCCAGGACGCTGCAGTTGATCAACTGCAGTTTTGGGTATATAAGGCGGCGAAGGCGGGCAAGCAAAGCGGAAAAGAGTGGTACTACCTGAAGTTGGATATCAGCAAGTTTTTTTACCGCATCCCCCATGACAAGCTGCTACAGACCTTTTGCCATAAGGTATCAGATAAGAGAGTGCAGGAATGGGTCAGATTGCAGTTGGTCGGCTCCGGTCATCGGTTTGGTTTGCCGCCCGGTCGGGATGTGCTGACTGTTGCTCCGGAGGAATGGCTGAGCGATAGAGGGACTCCAATCGGGACATTATTTGCGCAAATGTCAGCAAATCTGTTTATGGACAGGTTAGACCAATATGTAAAGCGCACATTGGGTGTGCAATATTACGAGCGGTATAATGACGATATTGTGGTCATAATGGATGATAAGGCAGCGCTGCATGAGGTAAAGGACAAAATCGTAAGATTTATCAATGAGGAGTTGGGACTGGAGACCAATCCCAAAAAGACCGCGATTAGACCGATTCGGACCGGCATAGAATTTTGCGGACGCCGGATCTATGCGAGCCACTATAGACTAAGAAAGAGCACTGCATTGCAAACGAAGCGCAACCTGAAAGGGGTTATGCACCGGTATCGTCGGGGCGATTTGCCGCTTGAAAAGGCTATGCAGACGGTCACGTCTTACCAAGCATTGCTGGATAAAGGAAATAACCAGGCACTGAAAAAAGCCATTTTTGGCGATGAAAATGGCGAAGGAGGCTGGTTTGTATTAAAAAAGTAATACGGATGAAAGCATCTTGCAAATATCTTGCAGGGTGCTTTTTAAATTGCAAAGGAGGCGGTCAGCATTGGATTTTTTAAGCAAGATCGTGTTGTTTGTGCTTGGCTATCTGGTTTTGTTTTCCATTGCGATGACAGTCATTTTTGTTGTCGTTGGCACTGAACCAGCAACGCTGATTCAGTGGACGTTCACAGTTTTCGGAGTGGAATTACTGGCCACGATGTTCAAAAAGTATATTGATAAAAAGTATGGAAGGGATGATGACAATGATTGATATTACACCATTGACCAATGCACTGATCGCTGTTATAGCGGTAGTGATTACTGCTTATGTAATACCATGGATCAAATCGCAAACCACGGAAAAGCAGCGCGAGGAGATCGGGGCATGGGTAAAGATCGCCTGCGCTGCTGCAGAGCAGCTGCATAATTCGGGGCAGATCAAAAACAAGAAAGCTTATGTTTTGCAATTCTTAACGCAAAAAAATTTGAAAATTGATACTGATGAGCTGGATAAACTGATCGAAGCTGCCGTTTTGGAAATCAACAAGGAGTGGGACAATGAAGCGACTGATCGGAACGCCGTCGTGGAAGATAAATAGACTGAAGACGCGAAAACGAAATCAGAGCAGAGAATGGAGGTTAAGATCATGCAGAAAACAAACACAGGATTGGTGGCGTATGCAAAAGCCCAATTAGGTTTACCGTATTGGTGGGGGACTTTTGGACAAACAGCTACAGCTGCGCTATACAAAAACAAAAAGGCGCAATATCCAGATCAGTATCGCGCCAAGGATTTTCCGATTCAGTACGGCAAAAGGGTACATGACTGTATTGGGCTCATAAAGGGCTATTTGTGGAGTGATACGCCGGTCAGCACACCGCGCTATAACGCCAGCCAGGACAAATCTGCACCGGGGATGTATGCGGTGGCCGTACAAAAAGGCCCGATTGCTACTTTCGACAGAGCAGCTGGACGGATGGTGTTCAAGGGCAAAACGCCTGCGTCGATAACACATGTTGGTGTTTATGGCGGCGATGGTTACGTTTATGAAGCCAAAGGCCATGCCTATGGTGTTGTAAAAACACGCTATCGGGCTACAGATTGGCAGTATTGGGCACAGTGCCCGTATATTTTAGACAACACAAAAAACAAGGAGGTGGACGATATGCCTAAGGTAGAAAAAATTCCGGTCGTGATCAACGGAAAAAAAGTGCAGATTGATGGTATTTTGCACAACGGCACGAATTATTTGTCGATCCGGCAGGTGGCGACCTTATTGGATTGTAATGTCACATCCAGCGGCAGCATGCCAATTGTAACAAAAAAATAGGTATAAATTTTCATAAAGAGCGGGCCACCTCGGTGGCCCGAAAGGAGGCAGACTATTATGGATAGTTTTATTGGATGGATAGGCGGAAAAAAGCTGCTCCGCAACAAGATCATTGAGCAATTTCCAGATAACTTTGGCAGGTACATTGAAGTTTTTGGAGGGGCTGGTTGGGTACTTTTTGCGAAGGAAAAACACGCTGCGTTAGAGGTTTTCAACGATAGAAATGGCGATTTGGTCAATCTGTTTCGATGCGTGAAGTATCATGCACCAGAAATGCAGAGGCTTTTATCTACAGAAATCAATGCGAGAGAATTGTTCGATGAATATTTATTTTTGCATCGAAACAATCCTTTTCAAACCGATATACAGCGGGCGGTACAGTATTTCATTCTGATTAAAACGAGTTATGGCTGTAGTATTGATAGCTATGGAGGCAATCCGAAAAGCCTTTTGCGTGCAGCTGATTTTTTGACGAAAGCGCAGGAGCGACTGCAGCGGGTAGTGGTAGAACATAAAGATTTTGAGGATCTGATCTGCCAATATGATCGGGAGGATGCACTGTTTTATCTGGACCCGCCGTATTATGGGACAGAAAAAGAGTATGAGGTAGTTTTTTCAAAATTGGATCATGAAAGGTTGCAGCAATGCCTATGCAATCTCAAAGGCAAGTTTATTTTGAGTTACAATGATCACGATTACATTCGAGCACTATATAAGGACTATCATGTGTTGGAATTGGAACGCAATCACAATTTGACAGCCCGCTATAAGAACAGCCCTAGAAGGTATAGCGAGTTGCTCATAAAGAATTATTAAGCAGGGAAAAAATAAAACATAAAAATAAAAAAAAATTTTTTTTACATATAATATTACGAATTGGGGAAAATCCTTCCATAACCTTGTATTCGCGCGAACGAATGTGTTATTATAGTAAAAACATCCGTTTGGAGTGATGATATGATACGAATACATTTATCCAGGTTGCTGGGAGAACGCAGAATGACACAAACGGAGCTGTCGCAGAAGACAGGCATCCGGATCGCGACAATCAATGAGTTATACCACGAGGCCGCAGAGAGAGTTAATTTAGAACATTTAGACAAAATCTGCGCGGCACTTGGCTGTGAATTGGGAGAACTCATAGAGCGCAAATGACAGAATTGCAAGGTTCTTTATAGGGAATTTTAGCTCCCTTTTTAGAGCCTTGCAATTTCTTGTTTATTGCATAAGTATACTTCCCGCTGGGAAAGATTTTGAGGAAAATTTGCACGCGCTTTTTTGCAAGATAACTCGCGCGGCTACAATTGAATTTTGATTGTTAGGCAATATAAAATAGTTTGTGTAAGTCGTATAGACTAATGAAAAATGTTGGAGTAACACGAAGGTTCTACAATAAATGTTGGGGTAAAGGGAAAGAGTGGCTCCAACATTTTTTCATGGGAAAAAAGATAGAGCATAAACACTCAAAATCCTGTACAATAAAGGTGCCCAAACCAAATTCAGGAGGAATGAATATGCTCTACAATAATTCTATC